GTCTTTCTCTCCGACTACTTTTCCGTCAACCTTTACGGCTGATTTGGTATCCTCGAAGCCAACTACTATAGCTCTTACTGAGTCTAAGGCTTGGTGCAGACGCATTGGCGATTTGATGTCTGCTGACTGTAATCCTGTAGGTATTTTGAACATAATATATTCCCGTATAAAATAGCCCACGGGTGATGTCTTCGGGCTAAGTGTGAGCTTTAATTTATTGCTCAAGTTAATTGGTGTCCACTATTAAACATCTAAATAAATATACTGATGGTCAATCGCGCTATCAACTGCGACTTGACTTTATCATATATTTATTGTACCTTTGGTGGGATAGTGGATAACTCCCTAGAAGATACTTAAACATCTAAATAAATAAGATGCTTACTTAATAAAGAGAAGAAATAGCAGGACAAGGGCTTAAACACACCCGACGAACACACGACAATATCCTGCTAATCAACAACTTAGTGCATACATTACGCAACTTATGTTAGTTAATATAGAGAAGAAATAACAGGATGTGGGTGGATATAAGCGTTTTTGAAGTGTTCTATTCACTCTTCCACACACACATATTATACTACTTTGCATTGGCATAACTCGACGAAACTCCCAAACTACTACGCATTATGATAGTGAGACAACAAACGAACCCTTAGAAGGGTAAGTCTGTTGGATAGTTTTTGTAGTCGTCGTTGCAGTCTATAATTTGCACGACCTTGTACATTATATCTACATCGTAACTTAAGTATAATATTTGCTCTACCATTTGGTGGTAAGAGTCTATATCATACATAGTTGCTACTTGGCCTTGCTTATCGCAGATAAGTAGTTCACAAGGGTAGTTGATAACATTGCCGTTTTGTACGGTCTTTAATAAATCAGCTGAGTTCAGCATAACCTTTTATTGTTTTAATTAAAACTAAACCCGTTAGTCGGGCTTAGGTGTTCGGCATACAGTCGCATGGGTTACACCCTCCTTATGAGGACATGGTACACACGACAATATCTTAACAGAGAACTTATGTTTCCATTGGTTCAATGTCTTTTGGACGCTTGCGTCCTCTCCACGAAGTATTTTTATCTCGTACATAAGAAGGTTTATTAGTTAATTATTAAAGAGAAGAATAGCAGGCCCTGCTAAGAGCCTACTACATTATACTATACGACCTAATGATTCACGCATACCTGACGAACCTATGTTACCTGCAAGGTCACACATAGTCTCGTTGAAGTCGTCCTTACTTGATATAAGGAACTCAACAGGTGAGTCGTTAGTGATTATCAACTCCATTGCACACGGATATGTAATCGAAGTATTGTCAACATAGTCAACAAGGTCACTCAAGCTTAAGTATTTCATAACGAATGGGTTTAGTTATTTATATCAGAGAAGAATAGCAGGATATGGGTACAGTATGGGGGTATCCAAAGTTTTGAACACCATGGGGGTCACTAACGGAATACATCCGCACTCAAATAAATATAAATTATTTTTATGTATTTTTGAATCTAAACTAAATATATAATATTATGCCTGATAAAGTAAAGAAAGCCAAGAGAGCTGGTAAGAAAGTAATGCGTAAGATTAAAAGAGGTAAGGACGTTCAGTCTCAGTCTTCTAAGGATGTTATGGATAAAGTTGTTAGACGTACTACAGACCCTGTAAAGAGTGGTAGTGCTGGTAGTGGTTCTATTAAGAAGACTCCTAAAACTAAAACAAAGTCTACAATTGATTACGTTAAGTCTACAGCTAAGAAAGTAGGTAAAGCAGCTTTGGGTGTTATTGGATACTCTAAAGGAGGAAAAGTTAAAGAGCCTCTTAAGAATAAGGTTAAGCGTAAGATTTCTCAAGTGAAGAATCGTAAGGTTGAGAAGCAATATAAAAGAACTCACAATACTAACTTGTTCGATAAAGGTAATCCAAAGGATAGAGGATATTCTAAAGGTGGTTTTATTCAGCACGACTAAATATATATTATGCCAATAGGAAAAAAAAGAAAAGCTAAAAAAGATGCAGCCCTAAAGCTTCGTATAGATAGAGAAGACAACAAGAACAGAGCTTCTAGATTAAAGCAACAAGATAAAGCAGACCAGAAGCCAGTTAAGATAAAGCAACCTAAAGCTAAAAAGCTAAGCACTCCTAAAGGAGAAGCTAGTTTAGGTAAAAGGTTTAGCAATACATTTACTAATGCTTACAACGAATCTAAAACTAAGAAGAAATCTTTTAGTAAAGGAGGATTAATACAACACGACTAGCATGGGTGTCAACTTAAGGAAATACAAAAAATACGGAGGGCGTACAGTATCTAAAGATACTAGAAAGCTTGCACGTAAACTTGTAAGAGGTAAGAGTGGTGAAGTAAAGCTTACTGGTAGCAGGAAACAAAGAAAGAGAGCTGCAGTACGAGAGGTGTACGCTATGAAGAAGAACGCTAAGTTCGGAAATAACGGAAACAAAACTCAAGGAGGTAACGAACTAGCTATGTTAAAATCATACAAGAGCGGTGGACTCATACAACATGATTAGTATTTTATAATATATAAATATTATGTTTTTTGATTTAAGAGGGTTCAGTAATATGAGCCCTTTTTTTTATTAACTTTGTATCATGGAAACAATGGAGAAGCAAAAAACAAAGTTTGGTGTAGTGGAGCTAATGCCAAATGGAAAGATATTTGGGTACGTGAACGTAGCTGAAATGTCTGACAAGAGAGAGTCTGCGATTATGGAAGACTATATAGAAATGGGATACCTACCAATTGTTAATAACTATAAGCTTGCTGGAGGTAGCACATCAACTATATACTACAAGTACCTTGACGAGGATGGCGAACCAGAAGAAGGTGAGTCAACGCATGTAATTCACGGTGTCTTTATAATGAAAACAGAACTCGAAAAGTATGTACCTACTAAAAATAAGTAATAAAGGAAGCGTTGTTGAGGATGATGGCATATTTGGTATACCAGAATTCAAAGACCTTATAGATTCTAAAAGCTTTGGCAGTAAAGGACTCATGTATGTTGCGTATATAGCAGATTATGACTCCCCGTACCGACACTTCACCCTCGATGAGAGAGTTAGAGTCGTATCTAAAGACTTATATCAAGACTATGAGTGGAAAGGCTCAAAAAATAAAAAAATTGCTGCCGCAATACTTAAGTATAACCAACTTCAATATGACCCCCTCGATGCTCAACTCTCAGCTTTTAATGAGAAAATAAATGAGTATACTGAATTGCTCGATTCTACTAAGATTAATATAGATAATGCAGCCGACATACAGAAGATTATGATTGGCGTAGAGAAAGTATTAGGGACTAGACAGAAACTATTAGATGCTATTGAGAGGCGTGGTGAACGTTCTAAGATTGCTGGTAATAGAGAGCTTAGTTATTTAGAAACTTTACAGAGCCAAAAGAATGTTTGATGCAAAGAAGTATCAACCTTTAATTTATGAAGGTGTTCCTACCTTAAATCCAGAGAGTGTTTCTTTCAGGGAGTATTGGGACGAACAGATTGAGAGGTGTAAGTTCGGGTTCGCACCCAAAGGCATGCCACGAATCACTGGTAAGCACTATTATTATTTAAACTTCTATAAAATTTTAGGTAGTGATGGTGTCAAGGGTAACAGTCGTAAGACTCTTATCGCTCCTTGGTATAGAGATATGGACAAGCATTACTTTGACTTGTTCGATACATGCAAGGAAGAAGAGAAAGGAATGATTGTTATCAAGGCTAGAGATAAGGGGTTCTCTTACATGAACTCTGGTATCCTGGCACACGAATACACATTCTATCCGTACAACCACGTAGGGGTAGCCGCAGGGCTTCAGGTGACTGCTACATCCTTCTTTGATAAGGTGAAAGCAGGACTCAACAATCAAAACTCCAATTTTAGACACTCAACACTTAAAGAAGGTGAGGAAGTTCTTAAATCTGGTTATAAAATAAAAGACAAAGAAGGTAAATGGGGTGTAGATGGATTTCAATCTGTTATACACTGTAGAACGATGAGTAATCCTGAAGTATATAAGGGTGAACGTCTTTCTGTGATGGTATTTGAGGAAGCTGGGGAATTCAAAGAGTTGCTTAACGCTTATATGTCATCTAAGGCTTGTTTCATGGATGGGAATGTCCAGTATGGAGTTCCTATTATTGGTGGAACGGGTGGAGATATTGAAGCAGCCTCTAAGGATTTCATGGAGATGTATTATAATGCTGATGCCTTTAACCTTATACCTATGTTTATTCCTGCTTCCATGTGTTATCATGGATTCTTTGATATAAAGACAGGTACTTCAGATAATGACGGGGCTACAAAAGCTCTTAAAGACAGAAGAGAACAACTACATAAGGCAGGTAATCAGAAAGGATACAACCTAGAATTACAAAATTACCCATTATCCGTAGAAGAAGCTTTCTTACAAACTAAGAACTCTAGATTTAACGTGGCTAAGATAAACGCACAACGAAGTGAGATACTAAGTAGTGAAGATTTGCAAGGTCAGATACAAAGCGGTAGACTAGAATGGGAAGCCGAAGGAATGCAAGTCAAGTTTGTTCTTGATAGGAATGGTCCATATAAGATATTAGCACACCCAAACACTGAACTTAAAGGTTTAGATATAGGTGGAATTGATTCGTATGACCAGGATGAGTCGTCAACTTCCTCTTTAGGGAGTGCTATTATCTTTAGACGATTCTATAACATGGAGATAGCTGGAAACTACCCTATTGCTGAGTATACAGAGCGTCCAGACACAGCAGAAGAGTTCTGGGATGGGTGTCTAAAATTAGCCGTATATTACAATGCGAAAATGCTGATTGAGTTCACTCGTATTGGAATCATTGGATATTTCCAGAGAGCAGGAGGAAAACAATATTTAAAAGAGAGACCAACAACAGCTCACTCACCTAAAACTGTTAACAGGAATAGGTACGGTCTTCAAATGAATAAACACACTAAAGCAGTGATGGAACAATTCATGGAGAACTATATAGAGGAGAATTGTGGTGATATTTGGTTTGTAGATTTACTAGATGAACTTGGTAGTTATGGGTTACGTAACACGGATAGGGCGATAGCCTTTGGTTTATGTTTAGTACACGACATTGACTTATACGATAAGCAAGTAAAAAGAGATGAACAAGTACAAGGGAATTTAGGCTTTGTATATTATAAAAGAGAAAACGGAAGATTAGTTCCATATAAAAAATAAAAAATGAGTGACTTTCCAAAACAGTTCGTTCCAGATAGCGAAAAGAATGAAGAGTGGTGTGAGAAAAACATCAAAGCTATTGTAGCAGAGTTAGAGCAAAGTAATGCAGAAGGCTCTACCAGTAGTTACGATAAGGATGTTAGAAACTACAGACTATACAATGGTGATTTAATCTATGATGATTACAGTTATGTGACTGAGCAGTATAAGATGACATCTCCAGCAACCATGGGGAATTACCCTTTGTCTAAAAATAAAATTGACCTTCTATGTAATGAAGAGTTGAGTAGACCTTTAGATAAGAGTGTATTTGCTATTAACATGGATGCAGCGATTAGAAAGGAACAGTTTAAAGTTTCTCTTATAGCTAATGACTTGCTTAATGAAATCAATTCCGAATTAGAGAATAGTTATGGGATGGAGCTGGATATGGACAATAAAGATTTCCCTATACCTGACGATATTGACCATTTCATGAGATTTGAATACAAGGAAGTCGTAGAAGAATCTATCAAGGATGGTTTAGATTATTTAGGCGAGAAGTACAAGATGAAGAAAGTGTTCCATGAAGGGATGAGAGATTTACTTGTAACTGGTAAGGAATTTTATAAGATATATGTAAAAGATGGCGACCCTTACTTTAGAAGGGTAGACCCACGTACATTCGTATTCGATAAGTCTATAGAAAGTGATTTCTTAGATGATGCTCAATGGGCAGGTGAAGAAAGATGGTTAAGCGTAAATGAAATATTAGATGAATATAGAAACGAGTTTGATGACGAAGATGTTCGTGAACTTGAAGATATGCGTCAGTCTGGTTCTGAGAACATAGACAAATGGAATAGCCAATTTAATTGGGTAGATGTAGATGATTACAAAAACATAAAGGTTAGAGTTGTATCTGCAGAATGGAAATCCATAAAAACCATTAGAGTAAAGGTTTCAGAAAACAAACACAATCCAGAGCACCCATTCCATAAAGTTGTAGGAGAACATTACAAAGCAAGAAAAGGTGATGTAATAGAAACTAAACATGTAGATGATATATGGGAAGGAACTATGATTGGTGGGAAGATTACAGTAAACTGTAGAAGAAGACCTAATCAAATACGTTCTGTAGATGATGCTGGTAGTACTTCTTTATCTTATGTTGGTGTTATATACAACCACACTACAGGTAAGTCTACTAGTTTAATGGACATTCTTAGTCATATACAAATGCTATATAACATTGTTATGTACCATATTGAATTAGCATTAGCTCGTTCTGGGGGTAAGGCAGTAGTATATGATGTATCTCAGATGCCTACGAACTTAGGTATGGATATGCAAGATGTTATGTACCACTTAAAGAATGATGGTATTATTCCTATAAACTCTCGTGATGAGGGTGGGGACTCTGCACCGTTCAATCAATTCCAACAAATTGACTTTACATTATCTCAATCTGTTCAACAACTTATAAACCTTAAGGTAATGCTTGAACAGACCGCAGGTCAGGTTTCAGGTGTATCACCACAAAGAGAAGGTGCTGTAGAGCAGTATGAATATGTAGGTAACGTGCAAAGGTCTGTAACTCAGTCTGCTATATCAACTGGTGGTTGGGTATTTTCTCATAACATAGTTAAGAAGAAGGTTATGGAAGACCTTGCTAACTTAATGAAGATAGCTTGGGCTGGCGGAAAGAAAGCAGCATTCATATTCGGAGATGCTGGATATAAGATGCTTAGCGTCCTTCCTGATGTAGCTTTAAATGACTATGGTATATTCATGGGAGATTCTGGTAAAGATGATGCACTTAAAACTCAAGTTCAGCAAATGTCTCAAGCAGCTCTTCAATCAGGTACTATTACTTTATTAGATGCCCTTAAAGTTATGAAGGCAGATACTATGAGTGAAGCTCAAGTTATATTAGAACAGGGTATAGATGCTATGAAGAAAGAACAAGCTGGTGCTCAAGAACAACAACAACAAATGCAACAACAACAAGCAGAAGCTGACCAAGCTAAAGTTCAGGCAGAAACCGAACTTAAGAGAATGGATATTGAAGGTAGAATCCAAGTGGCTCAAATTAATGCAGAAGCTAGAATCGCTGCTCAGGAGATTGCTTCTGATGCAAGTAGAGATATGGATGATACGAGAGAGAGAAACAAACTTGTTTTAGAAAAGGTTAAGTCTGACTTTAGTTCACAACAAAAGGACAAAGACAACGAACATCAATCTAAAATGGAGGCCAAAAAAAGTATACAAAAAAAATAATATCTTTGTAACTAGTTAAAAGCAAACAAAATGGCAGAAGAAAGCAAATTAATTGATGAGGTTTTAAGCAGCTCAGAAGAAACAACGCAAGACGGAGGGTTTGACCCAACATCATTTTTAAGTGGTGCTGGCGATGACGCTACCAGTCTAGCTGAGAGTTTAACCACGAACACGGAAGACACTAAGGAAGTGGAAACAACTGATAACCAGGAAGATGGATTTTCTTGGGGTGAAATTGAAGACGAAGCTCCAGTAGTTGAAGAAGAAGAAGTGGAAGAGCCAACCA